ACATTATGCGAACCTATAGATGAACAGGCGGGAATTGACCATCCTACTGAGCAAATCCCCGTATTCGCAAAACTCTTTTTCCGGCATCAGTAATCATCCCTGTGGCTGACAATCCGATAACGATAGATTTTCCCGCTCGGGCCAGCGAACGGCAGCAAAAATTCTCCACCATCCCACGGTTCCGCTCGCGTCCAGTCAGGCAACAATTCCCCACGCCGTGCGAGACGCTGCGCATTTTTAGATTCAGCACTGTCGGTCGAAAAATTGACAACCGAACTCAGTGGTAAATCCCATTGCACAGCCATTCCTAGCAAACGAGTTAGATGTTGTTTATTACGCCAAGTGATTTTGCGTTTCACTCATCCTCCAATCAGGCAATTTTACCTAATCGCCTGTTTGAAACTACGACCTATGTTATCGGCGAGCAACCATTGCACTCTCAAAGCCTGAGTAACATGGTAGTTCTATTCCACCGATTTTAGCTAGGCAAACCTCTGTTTCTCAATAGAGATAAATGTAAATTCAGTGCTACACTAACATACGCTACAGTATCGCCCGTCCTGCTTAAAATCGTCGAAAGCCACGGTAAAGTTCGGGTGTCACTGAACCCCGAACCGCAAGCGGTTAAAATCTAAACCATATAGCAAAGTTAGACAAACTACCCACGTAGTACAGCACGGGGGTTTTGAATTAATCTTTTAAAAAGGTATAAAATGTCACCTTCTATATATTTAACCCCAACAGAAGCCGAAGACAAACGTACTGAGTTTTTATCTTTACTAGATGAAAATGAAAAGGAACAAATTTATCAAGAGTATTTAGAAGGAAATACAGAATTTATTCCAAGGGAATTCATTCAAAATCATGGATTACATTTGTCAATGGTTTTTAGAAAATATCCTTTATCAAGTGACTATAAACCTGATTTTTTATACCTGGCTAAAAGTAGTGATAACTGGAATGTCGTTTTAATTGAAATCGAAAAACCATCATCAAAATATTTTGTTGGTAATACTACAGAATTCCATAGGGATTTTCTTAGCGCCATTCAGCAAATGAATGATTGGAGAGCATGGATTGATACTCCTGCAAATTTAGAATCCTTGAAACAAAATTCATTGTCCAGTGTTTTAGTTCCATCTCAAATGCACGGCAACCCATTGAATGTTAAGTATTTACTTGTTCATGGGCGCAGAGCTGAGTATGAAGGTAACGAATTAAGAAAAAGTAAAATAAGAAGTATGGAACGAGAGGATTTTAAAATCATCTCATATGATAACCTAGCAGTTAATATCAATGACCATAAGAAATTATACGTTGCTAAAAAAACAAATAATTACATAGACATATTGTCAGATAGTTTTGTTGATGATGGAATATTCACATGGATGACACCAACAACATATAGAATAAACCAGTCGCTGCACGATGATACTGATAAAAACAAACACCACAGTAATAGTTATATTAGCGTTAATGTTAAAGCTATCGATCACAACCTCCCCAAAGTCACCATATATTAACAATGTAGAGGATTTATCATAATGACAAAAACAAGAAACAATATTAGGTTCGATTTATCTGATTACTTGATTCATTTCTTTCGGGACGTCGACTTAAATAGCAGTAGTTTCATACACTTGCCAGAATATTGCGGTTTCAATAACAACCACCACAGTAGTATTATTGATGCAAAATACCTTCTAAGATTATCTATTCGCCACTACAAATTGTTTGCATCTTGGTCATATAGGAATGGGATAAGAACTATTTATGGCTACGATCCCGCAGTATGTTTCACTGACATGCCAATATCAGCCTACCTGCAATCAGGAACAGAGAGGCTATCAAAAAGTGAAAAAATAGGTCTTTACGCTCTGGCTTTACCAAAAGCTAATATGTTCTCAGTGGGAGCAAGACCCGTAATTTATGCACTTGATGGTTCATCAACCATAACTTACCAACATGGAAATGGCGATGAGAGAATTATCGATGATAAATTACTTCCTTTAGTTGAACAATATAGATATGTCACATATTCCCCTGGTGTAATTGATTGGACTCATGAACGTGAGTGGAGATGGCCATATAGATGTGACGTTACAGAGTATCTATCGGAAATAAAAAGTGATGGGATTGTAGGGGATATAGAAGTCTTGCCTTGTTTTGACTTGCAAGATGTGCAACTACGCGAGTGTGGTGTAATAGTTCAATTTGACGCAGATGTAACGGAAATAATACATGATATTTTAACATTAATAGACAGAGATGTGGCACACAAAAAAACATTTAAGTTCATAATATCAGTTGAAAAATTAAATTCTTTCGAGTCAATATTACACCCTCATGAATTGGCAGATCATATAAATAGAAATTTAATTATTCTTGATGATTTCTTTAACATCCCATCGGACGTGGTAAAAGCATACACTCGTGAAATAAATGGTTATATCGATGGTTTATATTCAAACAAAGACTACTTTACCGACACATACGGAAGTGAGTTTGGTAATGCTTGGGTTTGGATTCATGATAATCAGAACGAAGTGACTAGGGCGTTAATACAAGACGGCTTGGTTAGTGTGAACAATGAGGGAAAGTATCTTCTCAAAATTGATTTGCAATGGTCTTCGTGGCCACTAAGAAAAAAGGAAGAACTTGCTAAATATGTATCAAAGTGGCTCCGTAATAGATTCAATCTAGAATCGTGCTATTTTTCCGTGATGGGAGCAACTGACTTCAATCATATTCCTTACTATAACGATGATCTCGACATAAACCATCCGTACTATAACAACACACTACAAATAGATTGGTGATATTAAAAAATAAAAGCCATTTTGAGATGGCTTTTATTTAAAGTTAATTAGTAATACTTGCTGACCGTTGATAAAGAAACCCCAACAATTGATGATATTTCTCTCATTGTTGCAGAAGTTGAAGCCATAGACTTTCCCCCCCTAAAATGAGACAGCTTGCTCTTTATTGCGGTAAGCGATTCAGAACACTGAATATAATTGGTTCGCACAATAACGTTATGCTAAAGAGGCCGCTGCGGGAGAGATTTTCGCAGCGGCCTTTTCAACATGTGGACATTTTCCACGCCGTGCGAGACGCTGCGCATTTTTGGATTCAGCATTGCCAGTCGAAAAATTGACAACTGAACTCAGTGGTAAATCCCATTGCACAGCCATTCCTAGCAAACGAGTTAGATGTTGTTTATTACGCCAAGTGATTTTGCGTTTCACGACCATCCCCAATTAGGCAAAATTACCTTTTTGAAATTACGCCCTAAAACTGTTTTATGGATAAACACCGTGCTGCAACTGAGCCATCAATTTGAGAACGGCGTCTATCCCTGATGGATTCGACAGCATTTCATTTGGTGTTTTCCATTCCAGTGCGCGATTTGGCTCTGATAGCCAGCGCTCAGCCAGACCAGCATCGCCCTCGAATAATTCCACGGCTCGCTCTGATACAACCTGAACTCGCAGCGAACCATCCTCAACAGCAGCATCGAATGAGTTTTTTAGCTGTGCCATCTCGCAGGTTTTTCGCTCCAGCGACCCCATCTGTTTCAGGCTGGCAATATCGTGTGTTGCGGAATTTTGTCCTGAAGGTTTCATGCAAACCGCCTATATATCAATTAAATGAAAATGGATTCAGTACGGAAAATGCTCAAAAACGCTGCCTGCGGCCAACCCCGTACAGCCCAAAAATAAATTTTTGCGCCGTCCGGCGTTCCGATAAAAGACCTCCCGCTGCAACACGTCGGATAATTTTCAGTGACGGCGCGTGCGATGCCACAACAGTGGTTCGCCCCTCGTCAATGGCGCGGCTCATCGCCTCGATGCGCTCAGCCTGACTAGCGCGGTATCGCTCCAGCCGACTCATATTTTTTACAGACATCAACAAGATTCCCTCTACAGCACATGCGATAAAATCCCCTGACGCTGTGCATAGTAGGAAAATAAAATCATTTAAATTCAATATATTAAAGTAAAATTAGACGGATTTCAGTACAGAAATACGCCGAATTCAACGATGTGCTACAGCGGGAAAAACCACTAACCGCCCTCCTCGCTGGGCGCTGCGGTGAGCGGTCAGCGGATTTTTCTGACCTGCAAAACGATAACAATATCAGTTTTGTCTGCACTAGAACCCTGACTGGTGAACGACGGCAACCATGAAAAGCCGGTTCCCGAGGCCGTTTTTTTATCATCAGCCAGACCGCCTAGCAAAATGATGTCCCCATCGCTCAACGAAATATCGGTAGAGATTTCGCGTTTTATCAGCGTTGGTGAATCATTAACACCATTCTGTGTCGATGTAAAATTGCTCAATTCCTGCCTAATTCTCAGGTCGATAGCATCCAATCGGACTGCTGGGGATACATCAAAAATCACCCCTGCGTCTCGATAAACCACAGATTGTATGGCTGACTGCCCCTGAAAACTGGTGCTCCCGAGTGTTGGCGTCGAGTTCCCAACCGAAAAAACTGCATTGGCGCCCGAACGGACTCTGAGTGTTGGCGCGGAAACGGTGCTAAAACGCGTGTCCGTTTTGAACAATTCTACCAACGCATTCATCGACCCCGAACTGATTTTCAGAAAATTTTCATATCCTCGAGAGTCGCTACCTCCTATTTGAAAATTTAATTTTGAATTCAGCAGGCTAGCTGCCAGCTGCAACCCCGAACCATCGCGGGAATTAGTCTGAATTTCATAAACGTAGCCAGAAACAACAACTTCATCTGCCCGAATGTCGATTAGTGGCAGCGCCTCGCTAATACGCCTAATTTCAGCCCGCGTACCGTAAAATACCAACGAATCTGGTGAGTTTTTATCAGTAGATGAGGAATTGAATTTCCCACCCTCGCCCGCCATCGGCACTAGTTGGGCTGATAGGTACTCAACCGAACGGTAGCGCGGTTGATAGGTATATGAGAATTGAGGTATTTTTTTCTCAATCTGAATCGGTTTATAGAAAAAATCTGCCCCGTTTTTGGTTTTCACCACCACTCCAATGTCGCCCATATAGTCAATCAGAAATTGCCTAGCGTCCTGTTCTGGCATCAAACGGAACGATATTTTTTCGGGCATTCCAACCACATCCGGCGACAGCCTGAATGGCTTTTTTAGTATCTGCGTGTAAAAAATAGACAATGCATCTGGCACGGTAACGCTCTTCAGTTCAAAATCAACACCAGACCCAGCTGCGTGGGATTGAGGTGCAAATGCCAGCAACAGCGGAAAAACATATTTTTTCATTTAGCAGTCCCTGACCACGTAGTGATGATTTCCCCATCCATAACCCCTGAGATAATTGAACCGTTAACGATGAACCCCGCCGCTGGTTCGACCCTTTGACGGCCATCGGCACCAGACAGCACAATAAATCGACCGTTTTTGTCCTGAATTACTCCTGAAACACGCCACTGAGATGAAATTTTCGGCAATGCAGGCAAGGCAACCGGCGCAGGCGCAGGAACGGCGGGATTTTGCTGGGGCTGGCTGACCGCTCCCGCAGGCTGATTTTGGTGAACGGGGATTTTTTTATTCTCAGGATGAAAAAATCCCCATAGATACCAACCTCCTAGTGACATCGTAACAACCAATATCGCGACAACAATCAGCAGAGTGATGTTTGAAAAAATGCTCTGGCGTTTATCGACAACCTGTTCAGAGCCGTTCCCGTCATACGATTGATATAACGGGAAAATCCTCTTGTCGTAACGATAATTTTTGACTGAAACGCGTTCATTTTTAGTGAGTTTTGCGCCCCCAAAAATCTCAACCCTATACATTGAACTCAGGCCAAGGCTTTTCAGTTTTGTCATCCGGTAACTGCTTTCAGTTCGGTCACGGATGAATCTCGGGAGATTTAAAATTGACTGATTTATAACAACTAAATCGCAGGTTACTCCGGTTTTTGCGTTGGCAAAATGCCTGTGTTCAGCGATAAAACTACGATGATTTTTAGGGACGCTGGCGTCAGAACCCCAGATTCTCCACGCCTCGTCTACGCAAATTAAATCCCCTGCGCGACAAAAAGTTTCTTTTCCATCCGTTTCAGCATCTTTATATGGAAAAAATAATTCATCCTGCACCATCTCATTAGTGACGCAGACAACCTCACCCATATTTTCGGTTTTATTATTTTTTCTAACAAATGAATATATTAACTCAGGATTTAGACCATAAATGTTTGATACAACTCGTCGCCCCTGAGACACGGCTGGAATTATTACGCTCCGAACAACCTCAAAGGATTTGCCGCTGCCCGGCACTCCCAGATACGCTGAAATTGCCATATTTATTAGCCTATTATTGGAATTCGGCGAATTATAAATCGCGCAATAATTGCGGAAACCATCATCGTGATTCCGGTAGGAATCTGAAATAGATATAGGAAAAACCAAACTGAATCAGGTAGTTGATTGAATAGCTCGACAAGAGGCAACGGGCTAACATCGATTAGCGATAATAGGATTGGAGCTAGCTCCTGAACAATAAAAAATAACCCAAACATCACCACGAACTTCATTACTACTGAGCGAAAAATAAACGAAATTCCCGCATATAGTGCAGCTAGCATTTATTAGTTCCTCTATATCAGGATATCAGGCCGACATGACGCTCCGAAATGATGCAAATCCCCAGCAGATCAGGCAAAACAATTTTATGAGCTCGCGGTTTTTTTCAATCAACCCGCAGTGGGAATCGAGAATGAAATTTTTATCCCAGACGGAAAATTCAGCCACCGGACATTGAGTTGTACGCTGCCCAATCGAAAAATTTTCCCATTCAGAAAATGCGCCAACGATAGGCGCTAAAATTGTTTTTCCGTCTGGCGGTGTATCCAATGTTGGTTGGACGGCAGGCGGTTCCGGCTGCGGGTTGGGTTCAGGATTCGGCTCGGGTTGCGGCTGAGGCTGGGTTTCTGGTTGCAGGTCAGTCCACGGACTGGTCCATTCCGCCTGAGATGGATTGGGCCGACCAACAGCGGCAGCAGCATCGCGAATATCCTGCGCCGTGACCAACGGCTGACCGCTGGAGATCTGGACTCCCTGATAATCAGGCCGACTGGCGGCATCCAACAACAGAGCATTCAGAACATCCGCCATTTGTTGTGCATTTAACGGAGTTTTTTTAACCGTTTCCTGCTGTTCGGTTGTGATATCTGGAGATGCGGGAGTTATGGCAGGGTCGTAACTAGCATTTTTATGGACGGAAAAATTTTCTCCTAGCGAGACAGTTTTACCGCCATAGGTGATGTCGTAAAACGTCTCGTATTGGGTGAACCGGCCATCGCCGGAGGGCGTGACCCGACTCATCCTGACTCCTGAACCGTAGGTGCATTGCGCACCGCTCGGACAATACAGCGCACCATTTTCCGACCTATATTTGTAGGCAGACAGGACGAGATTTTCCGGATAATCGCCAGATAAAAACGGGGCCATGCCGCCTTTGCCTGCGCCGACATAAAACCGGCGACCATTATCAACGGCCTTAAGCTCGGGGCTGGATGAAATTCCCGCGCCGGAATCAGCGCCGAAAATTTCGTCACCTATTTTTAGCAATGAATCCCCTATGAACGCCCACGAAAACGCACCGTTAGCTAGCTGTAGACGGGTAGGGTTAGCGTAGCCAGTAGCGAGTCTCGCAACAGAATGATTTAATGCAGCTTTTGTAGAATTAGACAGCACCTGTCTCTCTGCCGCAGATACTGCCATCTGGGCTGCTCCCCGACTAATGGCCGACCTCAGCGCGAACCCGCCGATGGTTTCTGCCCCGACGACCAATGCTGGAATGATCGCATTGGCTGCGGCACAGAACAGCGCCAACCCCGTTACCACAAAAACAATTTTTTTCATCTAGATGCCCCTCAGTCCGGTGATAACTGCCCATCCGCAGGCCAACCCCCAGAGGAAAAAAATCATTTGCCAGTCCATCCGACAACCCCATGAAAAATAATAAAAAATGGGAGGAGTCTCCCCCTCCCTGCGATAAAATTATCGACCGCGAACGAGGTTCATGATCGTGCTGACGCCCTTGATCGCCAGATACAGTGTCATCAACCCAGCGGCGATCGACATCACCGCACTCACCACCTCAACCACCGAAAAACCTGCGGTGACGCCGGAAAAATCGATAGCTGCCGCCGAACCCTCAGCGGCCAGAACGACCGCAGGAGCTAGAATTGCCGCAGATGCAGCCGCTACAGATACAAAAATATTTTTCAGTTTCATGATTTATTTCCCATAGTAATTGATTGATAAAAAAATTTTTTTGACTTTTTTAGCCAAATCTAACCAGCCTCAACAACAAACCGCAGCAGTGGGCGACCAGCCATAAACCCAAAACTGAGTTGAACGCAAAAAAATAAAATTGCGCATTTTCCGCCCATAATTCAGCCATTAATCACCCCAGTAATGGGCATGGACGGCGATGAAAAAACATTTTAAAAAACTGTAGATTTTGTAGATGCCCACACCGAGCAGGGAAAAATAAAAAAAATTCAATAAAATCATGTCCATTATTTTTAACCCCTCCAAAACAGTTTTTTTTATTTCTGGTCTGGCAAAATATCGATGACGTCCGACTCGAGCGTGATTTGCACTTGAGCGCCATTTTTACCGCTGTACGCATCCACCCAAACCGGTACGAGCACATTTTTACCGACAAGGCGTTGAAATTTATCGATAATCCCAGCATCGACAAACTTTTTAGGGATGCGCACCGCAGTTTGAACGCTCTGCTGACCGCCCCAACCATCTGGGCGGAGATTTTCTACGCCGAGCTCATAAAAACTGTATGACCCCTGCGTGTTGGTGAATTCCCGATTACGCGCACCAAGAAATTTTCCTTTTAGTAACAATGACATAATTTCACCCTCTATAAAATTTGAACGTCGATAGACCTCAGCCAGACAGAAATTTCCCCTGATGCTGGCCACAAAAAAACTGGAAACCGCGCCCGCTGCCCCTGAACCAACGCCAGCGGGAAATTTTGGAATACAGATTCCGCACAAAAAATTGACATTTCGAGACCATTTTCTGAGCTGATCCCGACCTCTACCAGCCCATCTGCGGCTAGTCGACAACCTAGGTATGATCCGTCCACCCAGAAATCAAAATCGAAAAATATCGAGTCCGTTCCCACTAAAAAAATTCCTCATAAAATCCTGCAATTCCCCCTCTGGGACGCAGACAAAAAATTCGCCCTCAGCAGTAGTGATCCGTAGGTCGAAACGTCCATCCGCATAGCCGTTAACGAAAATCCCGCTCTCGTCGTCTAAAAAATCATCAAATTCGTAATCTGGCAGCGGCATCGGGAGCCTCGCGATAATCGGTGTGAATGTTGTTGATAAAAAAATCGACATTTTCCTGCTCCCGCTGGAATCGCTGCGGGCAGTTATTCCCACTGGTCCAAGAGGCGAGCGTGCCGCAACGCTGAACGGCGTCAGAAACAGATTGATTTTCAATCTGTTTTGGAACGATATTCCAATCGCGGGTACGGGTCTGCACGCGAGTTGACGGGTCGGCGGACAGGGATACGCCCCGAACTCTGCTCGTTTTTTCACCCCAGCAATTGCGGATTTCCTGACCAGCAAAATCCTCGTCGGCGCGGTATAGTGAAACCCCGCCGTGTTCCCGCGACAGGCGTATAAACCGCCCAAAATCTCCCTCGTCAGCGGCCTGCCAGAAATCCCACAGAGTCGGATCGCAATCTGGAGACTGCCGCAGGCGGCGTAGTTCGCGCCATGCGGTCGCCCCCACGCACCCGAACTGCTGGAACTGGCGAATCCCGTACAGGCGAGCCCATGCTGTTGCACGGGTTGCGCCGTCAGCAGCGGCCAATCCGGATTCAGAATCTCCATCCAGTTGAAATCCATCAACATTTTTAGAAACATAGGCCGCACAATACGCGGCAGCGCCACGCTCGGGATCGATGGGCAAAACCTTGAATCTAATTTCGGGGTTGTGGGCGATCGTCCCGTAATCCTGAGCACAATAGCGGTCGCGGAGGATTTCTAGCGCCATATCTGCCTGTTCTGGGTCGAACCAGACCAACACATGCCAATGTGGGGTGCCGTCGTGCTGAGGCTCTACAAACCTAAATCCGCCGAAAAAAATATTTTCTCGGGCGAATTTTCGACCAACGTTTCGCCAAATTCGAGACAGCTCCCCCTGACCTACGCGGGGATTGATGATTGTGCAACGCTCATTTTCGCTGCCGTTAACGCGATTGGAGTGATAACGGGACGGCAGCGTGATAGTCAAAAAATACCCAGCGTAACCCTCGGAGGTGAAAAACTCCCCGGTGTGGCGCAATCGAGTCATTAATTCAGTGCGGCGGTTTTTTGGGCACGAGTTGCCTGAGTTATAGGCCGCCTCTAGTGAGATTCGGTCGCCATCAGAGGATTCCAGCTCGTTTTTTTCTAAAAACGTTTTCATCCTCTGCTGACTCGCCGCGAATTCCCGCAGCGCCCGTGTAGAGATGTAGGGAGAGATTTTTTTATGAACGAGATTTTTAGCTGCATCACGACAACCCGCCCAGTGACAACGGATACGCCATAAAATTTGCTGCCAATATTCCGGCGCTGAGATGCGGGTCAGCGAACCATAAAAGACATTTTGGGTTTCATCGGGCCAATTAGAGAAAGGAATTTCCAGAAAATCTAAAATTTCCCGAATTTTTGGCATTTCCAACCCATATGCACGGACGGCGCGCGAAACGCGCATAAAAACAGAATTTTCAAAAAAATTGCGCGATTCAGGGATCTGAATTTTTCCCAGATTAAAAAAATCTCTCTCGCTATGCAGAGCCGACAGGCCAGAAACTAATTTTTCATCAAAAACTAAAATATCTGACTCATCAAAATCAGAACTAAAATAGTTTTTGGTAAAAATATTTTTGAAACTCGTGTCGATGGATTCGTTAATGTCTAATCCACCGATAATCGTTTTAAATTCAGATGCCAGCTCCTGAGATTTCAGGGCTATTCCCTGACGGTCACGCAAAAAAATTTTTCCCAATTTTTTATAATGAGAAAAATTTTCATCTGCAATAGCTAGCCGCTCAGAAATCACAATAAACGCCCCGAAAAACACCGATGGAGCATTTGATCAAATTTTTTTCGGCAGCGCAAACAGGTCATTTTCGCGGTAAAACCCAATAGGTTCTGCCAGAAAAATACCGTTATTTTTCATTTAAAAACATAATGATATCGCGATATTTTATGCTGTCAGCGGATGTGTTTTGCCTATAAGGAATTTAACAGGAAATTTACAATCAGAATGGTAAAAAAACGATAAAGTTCTGCGGTGGAAATAACTATTTTTTTGTTATTTCATGCCTGTCAGATAGCCACATCAGAGGATGTGAGGCATCAAAATCAAAATCTACTACAACTGGAACCAAAATTCCGTCCCCAGATTGCAATCCCAAACCATGAATATAATCCCAATCGGCGGCAGGAACCAGAATTGAATAATTTTCTGTGTGACCAAAATTAACACGCCTAATAACAATCGTGTGCAATCCGCACGCAGGGTAAAAATCCAAACTCACAAACCCTACGAATTGCCCTGAAATAAAAACATCACATGCATCTAAAATAATTTTCAGGTTGCTCATCACCACTCCGCACAAAAAATCAGCAAAAGATATTTTCGGCCACAGAACGTCCCCGAAAAAAATTGACCAAAAAAATGCATTTTCCTGATAATGGTTTCGCATAATGGGGATTATGCAAAAGATGACCCTGCGTATTTTTCAGTTTCGCAGGGCCATTTTTTACATAATCCCTGCCC